GTAGCGAATGGCGATAGCGTCGGCAACCGCTCCCGTCGGGGTCGGGTAGATGTCCAGACGGACGGCAGGAAGCGCCGCGCCGTCGCTCGGCGGGGTGCGGGTGAAGACTGCATGGGTCACGCCCGGACCCGTCATGGTCAGCCCAAGTTGCCGCAACTGCTCCATGTGGTCGGGCGTGACCATCTCGATCAGGTAGCCGAGCGACTCCAGCGAGATGATCGACAGGAGTTCCTCCGCGTCCGACGGCAGGGCGATGTAGTTCTGGTTGGCGACCAGCGACAGGTACTTGCTGGTGCGCTCCCGAAACCGCCAAGGTCGCGAGTACAGGTACTGCCCAGCCTGATTCACGATCTCGGCAAGGCGAGCATTGCGCGTCTGCCCCGGCGCGAGCGACGGGTATCCGCCGACGGCAAGGACAGCATGGTTCTTGGCTTCAGCGAAGGTCGGCATGGAAATCCGCTTGGGGGGTTTCCCCCCCAAGCGGTGATGGTTGAGTCAATCAGACGAAGGTCGAAGTCCAGAAACCGCCGTTCAGGAGAACCTGAATCTGCCCGGTTCCCGACGCGAGCGCCTCAAGGGCGATTGCGCCGATGTTGGTTCCGGTCGCGGACCCGGTCGCCGGGTCGAACTGACCAGCGGTGTCCGAAACGAGCAGACGGGTTCCACGCGAAACGGCGCTGGTCGCAACGACCTTCGCCTTGCAAGTGCCGCCAATCTGCACATCGACAATCGTGCCGACGTTACCCGTGCCTTCCGTGCCAAGACCAACGACCACGCCGAGGTGACCGTTGTGCAGCGCTTCATTTCCTGCGGCAGGGCGAACATTGGAGAACGGACCAGCCTCCAACTGCGCGATGGTGGTTGCGGGGTAGGTGTAAGCGTTGTGCGCGTGCGAGGTCACGACCACATCGCCGACGGCGACGGTCGCGCTCTGCACGATCATCTTGAACACGTTGCCATGCGGCTGGAAGCCGATGGGACCAGAGGTGGGAGCGAAGATCATTGAGATCAGTCCTTTCTTTGTGTGATGTCAGGGGTGGCTGTTTCCAGCCACCCCCGAGATTCATGAGGCCGAGATCGCGAGCGGGGCAACGATGCCGTGGCGCTGGCGGGAGTTGCAGAACAGGTTCCACCAGCAGTCCACCACCTGAACATAGGTGAAGGGCTGGTTGGGGTGCTTCATCACTTCGTGCTTCGTGAAGAAGCGACGCGAGTGGTAGATCGGGGTCAGGTAGTTGCCATTGACCCAGTAGTAGCGAGCGCCGGGGTCGATCACGGTGCTGTCGGTCTCCGTAGCGCCAGCGGTGGTGCTGGCAGCGACGATGTTGGTGTCGAAGGCCGTGCGCTGCGTCGTTCCGCTCGACAACTTCGGGAAGATCGCAGCCGTGTCGAGGTTGGAGCAGTACATCAGTTCGATCCCGCTGAAGGTCGGGTTCGTGTACGCAGCGTCCTGATACGACACCAGCGTGTCGTTCGACGAACGAAGCGCCTGCTTGTACTGGTTGATGCCGAGCCGCGAGCAGAGGATCATCTGGCGGTTGAGCGTCGGCTTCTCAAAGTACTCCTGCTTCGTGCTGGGCGGGACGAACTCGCACTTCAGGAACATCTCGTCGAACGCCGTGATCAGGCCACCGATGGTGGCGCTGAAGGTCTGACCGTTGACGCGGCAGTTCTCGATGCCCGTGTACTGGGTCATCGCGAGGTTCGGACCAGACGTACCCGGAGTCGGGTCGTAGTACGAAATCTGGTTCGTCCAACGATCCTCGCCAGCGACATCGGAGTTCGTCGCGTTGTTGGCGAGTTGCATGACCGTAGACCAGCCGAGCGGCAGACCGCCACGAACGCCGAAGGCGTTGTTGAAGTCCGGGGTCTCGTTGATGAAGCACGGGAGCGAGTACGGCAACTTGCCGCCAGCGGCCTCCATCTCCGACGAGTTGCCGAACGGAGAGGCCCACAGGTCGTTCTCAAACCCGTTGAGCAGCGAAGTCCACATCCGCTGCTCCTTCTGGCGCTTGAGGCGCTTGTACTGCGCCTTCACATAGTCGCGGCCCGAGCCTTCGCCCGAGTTCAGTTCGATCTCATGGTCGGTCCACGCCATGTGATCGAGGCTGAAGCGCCACGGACACTTGATCGTGTCAAGCACCTGATTGTTGCGCCAGTTGAAGGTGTCGTTCGGGAGGTAGTGGTCGTAGGTCGATGCATCATCGAACATGATGACATCGCGGATCTCGTTGCCGCCCTGAACGGTGGCTTCGCTCGTCTTGTCCTTGAGGAGTCGAGAGAAGGCGTAGGTGTTCTTGACGGCCTCGTTGATGACTGCATCCGCGCTGGTCAGGTAGGTGGGACCAGTAGCGGCCATGAAGTCATTGAAGGTCTGGATAGGGGTTCCGGCCATTGTGCGCTCACTTTCTGATCAGCCGCATGGCTTCGTCGCGAGACTTCCCAGACAGCAGGGCATCGAGGATCGCGTCCTCCGCATCGACAGGGGTGCGGGGGCGTTCCGTCCGCGAAACGGTCTTCGCGGCGGTCGGCTGACCAGCAACCTTCTTTCGATCCGGCTTGGCGACCGACTTCCCTGCAAGGCTGGCGTAAGCCTCCTCGGCGAGGTGCATGACGGTTCGGTAGGTTCCGGGGTTCGCCGCACCGAGCCGATTCATCTCTGCGACCACCGCCTCGCGGTCGGGGGCATTTGCCCCGTACTGCGAGCGGAAGTACGCATCCGCCGAATCGACCTGTGCAAGCAACGATTGCTCCGCAGCAGCGGACTGCTGCTTGCGAAGTTCGGCGAGTTCCGCACGCATCGCCTTGAGCGGCTTTGCGGCATCGTCGCCGAGCAGTTCCTCGATCTCCGCGAACGGGTCTTCCTGCTCGGTCTCCTTCTCCTCTGCGGCGGGTTCGATGTCAACATCGTCCTCCGAATCGGAATCGGTTTCCGGCGGCTCCTGCTTCGCGCCAGACTTCAACTGCTTCTCAAGATCAGCCATCTTCTTCCCGTATCCATCGACATCCTTCTGCCGCTTGGATGCCTTGTCGGCCCAAGCGCGAAGGGTGTCCTCGGAAATGGAAGCGATGACCTCTTCCGGCACGCCGTCGCGCTTCAGCACGGCTGCGTACCGCTCTCGTTCCGGGCTTGCCGAAACGGTCTTCGGCTCCTCGCGTTCCGGTGCTTCGACGGGTTCGTCGGCATCGGCGAAGAGCCTGTCGAGGACATCATCGTCAGCGTCGCGCCGACTCGATGCCGCTACGGGCGTTGCGATATCCTCGGTCGTTTCGACCTCGGTGTCCTCGTTCTGGATTTCGGGTTCACTCATGGTGTCCTATTCCTTCTCGTACCCGTGCTGTGCCATGACATTGCGCTCATGGCGGCGCGACTCGATGATGGGCTTCCCATGTGCGGTGGTCTTGCACCCGGCCAAACGGCGCGGGAGCGAACTGCTCACATAGGGGTATTGCGACCTGTTGGTGGCCGGATCGACTTGGAAGTCTGATACGACGCGGACGAGTCGCCTCCCATCAACCTCGACGGTTGCTCCAATCGGGGGAGCGTCCTTCATCGCGAACACCAGTTCGCAGGACTTTCCCGTGGACTCGTCGATGAAAGCGTAACTTGGCATTGTCACTTCGCCTTGTTTCGTGCAAGGATTTGTGCGAGGGGGTTCTCTCCAGCGCCCTGTGGTGATTGCCCTGCACCTTGCTGCATCTGCATCACACGGGCTTGGTCGATCAGGTCTCCGAGGTTCGGGATGTTCATCGCATCGCCGACCATCGACATCACCTCGCGCCACTTCACATGGGGGGCCGCGAGGACTTGCTGCGACAGCGTGCCGATGAGTTGCAGCATCTCCAGCGAGCGCTTCTGAAGCACGATGTCGCTGACGCGCTCCATGCTCATCGCCTCGATGTCGAGGTCAAGGTCATCGAACGCGCCGACCATCGCGTTGGCGCTGAACATCGGTTCAGGCTCGCCGACAATCGGCACGCCGTCCTCGCCGAGCGGGAACACCACCTTGCGGTCGTGGAACAGGAACCACGCGACGTTCCGCATGGACTCGTTCACGCACTCCTGAAACTGGCGCTTCAGGTGCGCCATCCGCATCCCCGATGCGCTTTCCGCAACGCTGACTTCGGTAGCGGTCGGCTGACCCGTGATATTTCCTCGCATCGCGTCGTGGATGCCCGACACCCGGTCAAGCCTGTCCTGCGCCATCGCCGAGTACTGCACCTGTTGAGGAGTGATCCCGCCGATCTCGATGGGAACCACCTGTGTCGGATCAATGCCATCAGCCAGCACCACATAGAGATCGTCCTTGTCCCTGATGTCCTGCGCCAACTTCGCGTTCCGGCTGTCCACGGCGATCAGCCGCTTGTACGCGCTCGCGCTGTACCGCATCGAGCGGAGGTGGTGATTGACATCGTCCATCTGCGGGACGAGCGCCATGATCGGCGACAGCGGGTACGGATCGTCGGGAACCGTGTACACGCCGAACACCGTGTACGGACCAGTGCGCGGGCCGTAGTACGGGCGCGGCTTGCGGGCAAACCCGGCATCGGACTTCTTGCCGTCCGCGCTCTGCCCCTTGATCATCGTGTAGATCGTGCCGCTGAACACCTGTGCGCCAAGCGCCTCGTCGATCTCCTCGATGTCCTCGTCCCGCACTTCCGGCACGAACACCTCGTACACCACAAGTTCCTGTCGGTCGGGGATCTCGCGCTTGCCCGAGTAGCCCTCGCGCACCTCGTCCACGCCGCTGTTGTCGGCGACGCGGTTGATGATCTCGCTGTCCCATCCGTCCTCGCGCTCTGCTTGCTCCAGCAGATCGTCGCGGTCGATCACCCAGCAATGCCCCATGTACCGAGCATCCTCGGTGTTGGTCGCAGCCGGGTCCATGAAGAACCGATCCGGGCTGATGCGGTACAGGCGCGGAAGGAACGGCTCGCCGCCGTCGATCTCCCGGTAGCCCCTGCGCGGCTCGTTCACGACCATGCCGACCCCGTAGGCCAGCAACATATCGGTGGCTATGCGCTCCAGCGTGTTCCGCACCTTCGTCATCTTGCACCAACGGTTGATGCCGACCTGAAGGATCCCGGCGCTCATCGACTGCGTGACCGGGCGAGCGCTCTTCACGCGGATCTTCGGAGCGTCATGCACGATGCGCGGCAGCAGCAGCGCCACATACTCATGCACGAAGTTCTCCGGGTCATCCTCATGGGTGTCGATTGCACGGTAGGCAGGACCGTGGAATCGCTCGATCAGCCTTCGCCACTCGGACAGATGCTGGTCGCGGAAGTCTTCCGCCGCCTCGACCTCGCGCATCAGCGAATGCAGATCAAGTTTGAGCATGGCTCAACGCACTCCCTTGCGGTGATAGCCGCC